GTGTCTTAAGTCTGACACGTTTCCGTACGACGTAACCCGCGGTCCACTTAGTAATGGGCTCTGGGTCCTCCAAAAAGTATTGGAGGAGATCGCCGTAACTGTGACGCTTCTTTTTGTCATTCTTGGGCTCGACTACTAAGCCGAGTAACTCAAGACGATGTAGGCGCCTGTTAAAGCGCGTCTTAATTTCTACACCATCGTTCCCCAGATAAGACTCATAGAGCGTCATGCACCCAAGCGATACTCGGCTACGAGGGAGAAGTTTCCTCTGACCGGGCGTTAGCAATGACTCCATCCAGCGAGAAAGGCATAAGTAGCCCTTCGAGGCGGCGTTTTTAGAGACGTCGACCCAGCTGGCAAGTCCTTCGGGTGTTTGCCTTGTTTCTAAGCCAGGCATGTACACAGGAGTCACGTCGACTCCTTTCCATGCATCCATCCCGCAACTTTCGCGGAAATGGCCCTCCACAAATGTTTTTCTGTGGTTGACCTTGAACTGTAAATGTTCAAGGCTGAGAAACAGGGAATGAACTGCCGACGACGGAAGTATAATATCGTCGCCGTATACTCTGACGCGTTCTGCTGCAGAAAGAATCGACCCAGGAGTTGGATCAGTTCCCTCCTCAAAGAGAATAGCGGCTATAGAAACAACCGCATAAACAATCGATTGCAGCGGAAATGTCGTTCCATTACCCATGGGAGCGTACTTCTTAAGTTTAAGAAAGTACGGCTCACCGATCCCAGTGGCATTCTTAAGCCATCGAGAGCGGCAGGCGTGAAGAGCGCACAAGAGCGAAGGGTTCGCCCTGAGCATTCGTTCAACCGTCCAACATGAAAGGCGATCAGAGGCCGCAGAAAGATCTACGGTCGCATAAGCACCATCCACGCTCGCCAGGAGACAGAACTCTCGTGAGAGGTTCTGATCCTTGAAAGCGATAGAGCTTTGGAGTGATTTCGGAAGATTATCCCGAAACCACTTCATCAGTCCGAGTTGTATGAACTGATGAGACACTGGCTCTGAAGCAATCATTCGAGGTCCTTTAAGAGTCTTTGGGACGGCAAGTAGCCGAACCGGGGGCTCCGAGGTCGTCGGGTAATTCACTTCAGAAGTGGGCAAATCAGCGGAAGCCTGTATCTTACTCTTTCGAGAGACAGGGAAGTTTCCACCGGAAAGAAGGAGCAACTGCTCCTCCCTTTTCTGCTCACTGATCGCAAGGTCCTCACGAGGGAGCCCAAAGTAGTTGAACGGAAAGAACCGTTCTAGCTTGGACGTCCAAGTAGGAAACTGGTATTTATCTTCACCAGTCTTTTGATCTGCCACAGCACCAGGGCCATGTCGGGGAATAATATCCCTCCAGTCCACATCAGGGAACGATCGTAAGATCATATCTGACACGGTCTGCACCAAAGCGAGAAGCTTCGGCCGGACTACATCCCCATTGGGGAATAAGTCTGGATGATATCGGAGACTATCGCAAACACTAAGTCGGACCACTCCTTGCGAAGAGGTTCGATCGACAAATCTTGACCTACATTCAAATAGGTCATCGCCATCCCAATTAAGGAAAGGAGAATGTAAAGACTCGTCAACGCTACGAAACGTATCAACTTCTGCTTCAATGGCTGCATCACTGCAGTCCTCCTTCATCTTCTTGGCCAATAATAGGACCATCCGGAGATGTCGGTAAGCAGTCGGTGAGACGTTGTCTCGTAAGATTCCCTCATCATCAAAGACCATGGAGAACAGGCAACGGAATTGCTTCCTATACCCGTGATGAACAGCCCCCATAGAATTCGGGAGTTGTTCTACCCACAGCCTACCTCGAGCAACGGCTTGGTCTACGACCTTTGCCGCCTCTGGGAAATCTATCATAATGTATGACAGTCCCCTTGAGGTGACGATGCGTCTGATTCGCTCATAGTCAAGAGCGAGAGACGGTCCCAGTTCAGGGTCCCATAAAACGATGTCCGAAAACACCGCCTCATAGGCAGAAAGTTCGAAGTCGGCCTCAAGTTTCATTTCAGCTCCTTTGGAGGTGAGATGGCCAGTAGTCCGCATGAACTGAAAGAGGGGGTTTCCCCCCTCCCCAGCTTGGATAGGCAAAGAACAATGCTGATTGCTCAGCTTTGACGGCTCACCAGTTTGGTGATATTGCCATCAGAGAGAAAATCAATGAGAGCTTCAGTGACGTCCTCAGAGTTCTCGACATCTTGGGTTCCACCATCCGTTCGGATGTTGGCCCATGCCGATGATCGACGCAATAGTGCGCCGGTCGTTGCATCGAAGTGATCGATGTCAACACGACAGAGATGTGCTTCGCCGGATGCTCCGACTGCCGGAATATTGTGCTTGATCGTCAGTGTGACGGTCAAGTTGGTTCCGTAGCCGAAATACACGGTTGCGTTTCCAACGGGTGCCAGACGATTGAGGGTAATGTTCCCTGCGTCGTAGGCAAAAGTCAGCGGGTCTGCAAAGGCCAAAGATTGACTCCTAATAAGGTTTCCCGCGGCACCATGCCGCGAGAGCTAACGGACGCCATGGACACGTTGTCCAAGCGCCTTTACAGTCAGGAGTGAGCTCATGATCGCGATTTGACCCCCAGAAAGAAAGGGATCATTCGTTATCACAGGCCACGGATAAGACTCTACATGTCGGTGCTTATAGGTCGTTTCTAAACGACCGCCACTGGAGACAAAACCAGTGAGGTGCCGCTTCCTTGTCAATTGTGACTCGATTTTCTGAGTCGCCATTACGTTCAGCCTTGAGCAATACCAGGGGATCCATCCCCTAGTTGCGTTCAGGTAGTCGCCAATGGAGATAAAGTAATCGATCAGGAAAGACCAGGGAATTGCTTCCCAAAGTGTCGAACCCGAAGGAATGGCTCCTAACAACAGAAGCTCTACAGCTTTTGGAGTTAGGTCCACCGCCGGTAGTGGGTTTACAAGCTTTGCGTTAGCCGTATACCATACCCGGATACGCTCTGTTGTCAATACGTCCGCAGTTAAGACGGACGCACCGTCAATGGCCAAGTCAAAGCCATTCAGAGTGTTTGCATGTAGTACCTCGCTGTTCGCCAAAGTTTGGCGGACACGAGCGCCGTTCTCTAGTGCTCGCAAGTAAGCGATCCGACGGTCTATAGATTGCTGAAGCTTTAACAGCGACAGCACGTCGGAAACTAGAGGAGCCCAACCGAACGAATATGCAAGATGGTCCTTAGGACCCCCTTGTCCGAGCCGCCGTTTCATAAGCGACTCACCTAAATCCTTTAACATCCCTGGGAAGTCCTTAAGCTCAAACAAAAAGAGCTGTAGGTCCACTACGGGACGAGATGGATTCATACCCGCTAAAGCCTTGGTTACCCAGTATGGCCAGTTAATAGGTACTGGCGTCGGGCAGTAACTGTAGAGACTTCTATTCGGTGGGTTGTACCCATCGAATCTCCACTCGTATCCGTTGAGAACAGACCAGGGTTTAACCCCTGATATTCGCAACGCCGAAGCTTTGTAGTTCTCGATCAACAATGGTTGATCGACAATGTACGGTCTAGGCTGCGTCGAATCTGTACAAACTTCATGCCATGCAGCACCCGATCCTCCATAATTCGGACCCGAAACGAGCACTCCGTCACTTAGACGGTAAAGCCCATAGGATCCCGGAGACACGCCTCGGCGTGTTCGCGATCGGACGCGACCTGTCATGATATACTTCTCGACTGAGAGAGGCCTAAATGGACGCGGCATTTACTCCGCGCGAGACCCGGATTTCCG